GGCAATCAATGGAGGCAGCTATATGGATCTTACCTACGGGTGCCGTAAAGCAATCTCCGCATGGAGCCGGGAGATTGAACGGCTGGGAGGGAAGGCATGACCCTTCAAGAGTTCTTGCCCCTCCTGCGCACCGCCAATGACACCCGTCGGGGTGAATGGCCGGGCTCGGCCAGCGCCGACACTCTATTCCGCGCTGCTGAGGTGGTGGGCGAAGTTGGTGAACTGGCCGATGCCGTCGCACTGTTGGAACTGGGCCCTGGATCAATCCGTCAAATCACTGAGGAAACCGGCGATGCATTGATCGCGCTGGATCTCTTCTGCGCGCACATCGGCATCGATACGCAGCAACAGCCAACGCCCGCCAGCTACACCAAGCTGAACCATCTGCCCATTGCCGCCTGCCTGCTGATGGAGGCTGTGAAGAAACTGGCCCGGGCCGAACGCGGGATCGCAGGCAACAGCAATCACGATCCAATGGACCAGGTGCGCGCCTGCTGCGGCGACATCCTCTATTGCCTCTCGGATTTCTGCCGAGCGCGTCAGATCAACCTGATCGGCGCCGCCACCGCAAAGTTCAACGCAACGTCCGTGAAGCACGGGCTGCAAACACGACTGTGAGAAAGGGCAAGTCTATGCTTGATGGCACCATAACACCCGAAGAAGAAGAGCTTTTCCGTCAGGCCGTTATGCTTGTCTGGCAGGAAGACAAATGTTCCACCAGCTTTATCCAGCGCAAAATGAGCATCGGCTACAACAAGGCATCGCGCCTCGTTGAACGCATGGAGGCGTTGGCAATCGTTTCTAAGGCCAATCACGTTGGTAAGCGAGAGGTGCGCGCGCCCGACGATCTTCGTAAAGCCTTGAACATCCGCCAGGAGATCACTGACATCGCAGGAGAAGAGGCAGCGCCCATCTTGCTCAATGCCATTGTCGAGGGGCTTCGCGCGTTGCCTGCGCTGGAAAATGCCGTTGAGGAAACGCGGTCAAAGATGGAACAGCAGGCCCGCAAGGGGCGCCCGAAGATGAAGGAGGACCCAGACTTTGAAGAGCAGAACAAAACGGCATACCGGGTAACTGCCGACGAGCTGCGCCAGTTCATCGAGCGCTTCGAACGCCTTGAGCTGGAAAAGAAAGACATCGCCGATCACCAGAAAGAGGTGATGGCCGAAGCCAAGGGCCGCGGCTACGACACCAAGGTCATGCGCAAGCTGATCGCCCTGCGCAAGCGCGACAAAGACGACATCGCCGAAGAAGAAGCGGTGATGGAAATGTACAAAGAAGCGCTGGGCATGGGCTGATCGATGACAGAGCGCATGACGGTCCAGCAACTCCACGCAGCGCAAGCCTCCGACAAGGGAGACCGGCGCCGCGTCCGGGGAACCGAACGCACCACAGTTGACGGGATCACCTTCGACAGCAAGCGTGAGGCCAAGCGGTTCTCTGAACTGCGCCTTCTGGAGCGCGCTGGGCAGATCCGGGACCTGCGCTGTCAGGTGCCTTTCGATCTGCAGGGCGGCGCTGGGCCGATCATGACCAAGGGCGGCGGCAAGGTCCGCCGGTATCTCGCTGATTTCGTCTATTTCGACGTGGCGCTGGGCGTTGAGGTGATCGAGGACGCCAAAGGTCATGACACAGACGTCTCAGAATTGAAGCGCGCGATCATGGCGGCCAATGGCCTGCCGGTCGTGCTGGTGTGAGGTGATCGCTATGGAAGACAAAAAGTGGCTTATGGCAGACTGCAACACACGATGCACGCGCGCCTATCTGAAAGCCCTGGCGCAGGAGGTGCCTGCCTCTTGTCGCGTTTCTCCCTACCCAGCGGCAAATAAGGCCGACCTCATCGCGTGGATTGAGAAATGTCGGCGGAACTATTGGGATCAGCAACAGACCAGCCATACGCTTTGGGGATCCGGCATGCCGCCCAAAGAAGGGCGAAAACGGCGCGTTGGTAGCAGTTTGTGCAAGATCACAGCGTCAGAGGTGAACGCATTCTTGCGCACGCTGCCGGAGGGGATCAGCTATGGGTAAGCGATCAGGTTTCAAGCGCCGTGACAAAGACACATACGACACATTTGATCGTCGCGCTGTAGATCGTCTGGCCCCGCATTTGCCCGCCAATGTGCGTTATTGGGAGCCGATGGCAGGCAAGGGTGACCTGGTGCGGGGACTAGCCGAGCACGGTCATGAATGCGTTGTCGCTACGGATCTTCAGCCACGCGCCGAAGGCATCTACAGGCTGGATGCGCTCCAAACCACCCGGGCTGATGTGGATGCCACGTGTGTCAGCCACATCATCACAAATCCGGTTTGGTCTCGTCCGCTCATGCACCAGCTGATCTGGCACTTCATGAATATGCGCCCAACCTGGCTGCTGTTTGACGCCGACTGGTTTCACACCTCTCAGGCCAGCATGGCCAAGAGCGCCGGTGTGCGTTCGGCCAGTGAATTGCGGAAGCATTGCGCCAAGGTGGTTTGCGTCGGACGCCTGCGTTGGATCGAGGGCACCACTATGTCTGGCAAAGACAACTGCGCCTGGCACCTGTTCGATATCAATCACAGCGGCCCCGCCGCCTTGATCGGGATGGACTGATGGCGAGCAAGCGGCGACAGCGGCGCAAAGAGCAGAGGGGCACCTGCGGAACGAAGCGCCCATACGAGACCGAAGAGGCAGCTTGGCACTCGGTTCGACACCTGCGGAAACAGCGGTCACCAAGCACCGTGCGTGCTGGATGCCTCAGGCCATATCGCTGCAAGTTCTGCGGCAGCTGGCATATCGGCAACAACAAGACGCGCGGCGCGATGCTGCGGTTCATTGAGCAAGCGACAGCGGGCTGAGGGGGTAAGAACGGATGAAGACCAAGGATACCGTTTGCATCGTCAACTCGGCCGGTGAAGCGCACATGATCAGCAGTGAACAGCATCGTAAGGCAGCTGGCCAATCATTCGGCTCGCGTGAGTGGCCGGGGCTCGATGCCGGCGCACGGGCGAAATTGGTCGCGGCGGCTGTACCATGGCAATGTGGATCAGATATCCCGGTTGCCCCCGCGCGGGGACCGATGCAGACCTATACCCCGCGTGAAACAGTCGTAACTGACGCTGGCGCGCATGTGTCGCGACGGTCGGGCTACATGGGGCGCGATGGCGCGCGTGTTGCGGACGTTTGGGACCAGATGGAAGTAGCAGCATACCGCAGCTATCAACGTTTGCTGGCTGATGCCAAAAAGAAGAAAAAGCCCAAAGACAAGTGGCCGGTCTACTCCGCTCCGTTCACGCCTGGGCAGGTGGCAGCCGCTCGCGGCTATCTGGCTTTGAAGGAATCAGTGACTGGATCTGCCATGAAGTGTTCGCTTGCCGGCATGACCGGTGGCGGTGGCAGCGGAATGGTGGATAGAGAGGCCGCGCGCTTGCGCGATATCCGACGCTTGAGAATGTTGGAGCGCCGGATAGGGAGCAGGTTTGCCAAGACGCCCCAGCGCCCATCTCAGGAAGAAGGCAAGCGCCGCTCCATTACTGTACGCCGCCTGGTGGATCTGGTGGCGATCGATGGGTGGGATCTCAGCATGGTGCTTGAGCGTCACGGCTGGTCGAAGACAGGGAAGAACCGCAAGGCGCTGCAGACACAATTGGCTGCGGCTCTAGACAGGATGCAGGGGTATGATCTCGATGAACCACAATAGCTTGTTGACACCTAGGACCGCTGTAGGGCAATCTGTATATATCATCTACAGGTGCGCCCACGCGGGATACTGCGGCGGGCGCGCTTGCGTTTCAGGCCCTCGGAAAGCTATGGCCGGGGCGGCGCTGAATGGTGAGCATTCTGAAAAGTTGAGCGAAAACAGCTATTTACGGGTCCCTTCTGGGGGTTTCGCCGTATACGGGGCTGCGAGGGTCGACGTTTTCGGTCTGCTAAACCAAAATGAAAAGCCTAAACTAAACCACTAAACTAAACCACTAAACTAAACGAATTGGTGGATTTGGATGGGCCTCACAACGACAGAACTGGCTGACAAACTGTGCCTTTCAAAGGGGCGCATCTCTCAGTTGGTTAAGTCGAAAAAACTGATTGAAGGGCACGACTTCACAGGGTCTGGACGGCAGAGAAGGTTCAACCTTAACAACTGTATAGACACATTGCGGCATACACTGGATGTGTCGCAGGCCGTGGCGAACGGCGCCAAGACGACAGCGCAGATCGATGCGATTGCGTCGGGGCCTCCAAAGACCTCAACGCAGATGCCTCAAGATGAGGATCTGCCTAAACAAGCGACTGCGCGGCTAAACGAAATCCGCGTGAAGCGCGCGGAGTTGGATCTGCGGCGCTCGTTGCGTGAAGAACAGGTTGAAGAAGGTCGCTGGGTTGACGTTGACGAAGTACGGCGCGCGACACAGAAGCTGATCGGTCAGGAAGTGGCGGAGACAGAGGCATGGCTGAAAGATGCGGCGCGATTGATCGCTGACAAGAACGGCCTGAACTTCAAAGAAGTGCGCGCCGATCTCCGGGCCAGCTGGCGAAAGCAACGTGGCGACCGAGCCGATGCGCTGAAAAAGGCCGCGGCGGATGCTGAAATGAGTGAGCGGGAACAGCAAGGGAACTTCTGATTGGGATATCTGACATCGGCTGAAGCGGTGGTTGCTTCCGCCATGGCCGGAACGCTGATCCCACCGCCACCACCGGACATCACCCGTTGGTGTGAGGAAAACATTGAGTTCAACGACCGGTCCCCAATCCCGGGCAAGTTCAATATCAAGCGGTTCGCGTTCCTGCGCGAGATCCACGAAACACTTAGTCCAGAGCATCCTTGCCGTGAGGTGACGGTGAAAGGGTCGGCCCAGTGGGGCAAGACGGTTTCGGTGATCCAACCAACGCTGGCGACTTGGCATGAATACACGCCGTTGGACAGTCTGGTGGTTCACCCGACAATCACCGCTGCTACCGAATGGGTAGACAACAAATGGATGCCTATGCGGCGCACGACCCCGGGTTTGCGCGAAGTGTTTGGTTCCGGCGCTGGTGGGAAGCAGCGTGACGCCAAATTCAATCAGGAGACTCTGGATCAAAACGGGTCTCTGAAGGTCGCTTCTGCGGGCTCGCCGGCCGACCTAACTGGCACCAGTCGCCGACTGGTCATCCTGGACGACCTCGCCAAGTTTAAAATGACGGATAAGGGCGATCCGGAGGCGTTGGCTGAAAGTCGTGCATCCGGGTTTGAGGACGCCAAGATGGCGCGGGTTTCGACCCCGCTCCTGAAAGGCACATGCCGCATTTCGCGCGCGTTCGATCGCTCTGATCAGAGATACTACAATCTGCCTTGCCCCTGCTGTGGGAAGCCGTTTGTTCTGACCTGGGAAAACTTCCTGGAGAACATCGACCCGACGAACCTCTATGCGGCGCATTTCACCTGCCCGTCGTGTTCCGAAGAGATCCGACATCACCATAAAGAACAGATGGTGGAAAAAGGTTTTTGGCAGGCGACCAATCCGGGTGGTGATCATCCGGGCTTCTTTCTCTGGCGCGCCTATGCGCCCCAGCGTGACTGGGCGTCGATTGCTGTTGACTATGCAAAGGCGATGGGATGGGGGAAGGTCGAGACCACAAACGAGACAAAGACCCGCAAGGATCGCTCTGACCAAGTTGAGGCAGAGACAGAGCAGACCTTCTATAACGATGTGCTGGGTCTTGAATATGAAATGGCGACAGATGCGCCAGACTGGGAAGCGCTGAAGAAACGGGCTGAAGCGCATGACCCAGAAACGGGTCAGCTTCCGCTGGATCTCAACGTCCTGCCAGCGCGCGAGTTTTTGTTTACTGCGGGTGTGGATTGTCAGGATGACCGGATAGAGGTTGCCCTGAAGGCGTTTGGGCGAAACCGGTGGCGCCACACGGTTAACTATTTGGTGATCCCGCACCACATCGGTTCCGCCGAGGGGCGGGAAGCTCTCGATGCTTTGCTATCTCAGGGCTTCCGGACAGAACGGGGCCTTCGCGTTCAGATCGATATGCTTGCGATCGACGGTGGCGCGTTCACAGATGACGTTTGGAGCTGGGCCAAAACACATCCTTGGCGCCGTGTGATTGTGGTCAAAGGCGCGTCAGGCGAAACCGGGCCCATCATAGCTCCAATGAAGTTTGAGCGGCGCAAGGATGGCAAAGCGCGACGACGTCAAAAACGCGGCTTCATCCTGAATGTGAGCCAGATGAAGGGCCAGTATTACACTTGGCTTAAGAAGGACCACCCCAGCCAGCGTGGCTATTGCAGCTTCGCTGTGGGCTTAGATGATTTCTACTTTGAAGGCATCACTTCGGAGCATTGCGTACTGACGCGCCAGCGTTCGGGAACAGTCACTAGCAAGTGGGAGCTTGTTGATCCAACGGTGAGAAATGAACCGCTGGATTGTGAAAACTATGCCGAAGCAGCCGCCCGCCGGAAGGGCTGGGATTCGTTGACAGACAATCAATGGGACGCCTTGGAGATCAAGCGTGGCGCGCCAGGCGATCCGGACGACGATCCCGAAGCAGTAGCGGATGAAAATGAGCCAGTTGGTCAGGACAACGAGCCTGTTCAGAAGCCTCTGAGCAAACCGGCGAAGCCAAAAAAGAAGAAAATCAATCGTTTCAACGAGGTGCTAAATGGCCGATGAAGCAACACTGAGCGCCCGCCTGACTGAGGCAGAAACCGCACTTCACAAACTGATGATGGGGTCTGCAATTGTGGAGGTCGAGTATGAAGGGCACCGCACAAAGTTCAAATCCACGGATGAGCAGAAACTGCGGTCCTACCTTCGCGACTTGAAGCAGCAACTGGGGCAACCTGTTGCTGCCCGGTCCCGGGCGGTGCGCTTCTGATGGGGGTGCCGATCATCAGTAACAAAGCCCGCAAGGCTAAGGCGAACGCAGGCCGAACCGGGTTCCTTGGCGCAGGGTCGTCCTATGTGGCGGGAGATAGCAGCGCGGATTCCATGTCGTCGTTTCATCCGGCCCAAAAATCTGCGGATGCAGAGGTCTTGCCGGCACGGGACAAGGTCACAGCTAGGGCGCGCGACCTTGCGCGAAACAACGGTTGGGC